ACTTCTTGCTGGCTTAATGTAGATGTCACCAACAAACTCATTGCGGTCAATGACTGCTGGAGTATTGTTAGTTTCGTCACAAACTACGCGGAAGTCGTAGACACCACGACGACCCTGTACATCGCGCAAGAATGGTTCAACTAGAGCGACGAATTGTGAGCGTGTAAATTCATCATTGAACTCAAAGAGGCTTGATCTTGCAGCTGCAGAGATTGCCTTTTCTAGAACGATGAATAAACGGCGAACATTGATACGATCAAAGGCAGATGGGCGACCTTGCATTGTCTTGTCACCAAAGAGAACAGTGCCTTCTCCTGGGAACGAAACAACTGGGTTTACACCAGCCTTGTAGAGTAGATCGCGTTCTGCTTGAGTTGGATTGAATGACAACTTAACAAGATTGCGGATCTGACCACGATTTAATCCAGCTGGTGAGAACCATGGATCGCGTTGTAGATCTGTACGGACGCAAAGACCAGCAACATCTGCGTTTAGAGGGATCCAACGATACACATCATTGTATTTGTCGTACTGATACTTCCAACCGCTATCCATTACACCGTAAGATGTATCAAGCAATCCAGAACCATTGCGGAAGTTGACAACATCTGTGCTCTTCGCAGTTGATGTTACAGAATTTGCATATGGTGGTGAGATAAATGCTACAGCATCTTTTCTACCGTCAGCAACATTAAGATACTTGTTAGCAATTAATGTTGTGCTGATTGAAGAATTTGAAGATATACCGCAGTCGCCAGCAAACAATAGAGAAACATCGATTTTTTCTTTATTCGTAAAGAGATCGATCATATTAATAAAGTCTGCTTGACTTGGAACACCATCAGTACCATTTACAAATGAGTAGTTTGCGATAACTGGTGAGTGTAGTGGAGTTCCTGTTGCAGAAGCTGCTGCGACAGTTTGTCCCCAAGCATTTGCAGCATTGCTTCCTGGAGCATGTCCGAGCCAGTGAATCCATTTTGAGGTGCGATATAGAACTTCTTTATAGTAAATGCTCGAGCCATCGTCGCCTCTAGCATCAGAACATTTTGAGAGATTCGAGAAGCGTTCTAGAACTGTATTTGCAGTTCCTGTGATAACGCCGTCCTCATCTACAACAATGATGTGCATTTCATCTTTAAGCGTTGAATTGTTTGTTTTTGCAACAACAAAGTTTGAAGTATTTGGAGCACTATCAAAGTATGGAGCAAATAACCAGCTATCAAACGTTGCTTCTGATGAACAAACTGAAACTCTTAAAGAGTTACCAAGAGCACCAGGATAACGAGCGCAGAATGCAACATTAGCATTTGCGCCAGTATAGTTATTGAGGAAGTATTCCTCATCGTTCATCACAGTAATATTGTGTGATGAGTTTGATGTTGCGTTGTTTGATTTATCTGTCGTTGCGCTACATACACGAACTACGCGCAGATCGTTTCCATATGATAGGAAGTTTGTAGCAGATAAAAACGATGCAGCCGTATTTGAATCTGGAGCGAAAAACTTTTGTACAAGGTCTGATTCGCTTGAGACCTGAATAACAGTATTTGCTGGACCCCAACGAAAGAAACCAACGGTAGCACCAGTTGATGTGCCGACTGAGGGAACTGCTGTAGTTAAATCAATTTCAGAAGTATTAACTCCTGGAGAGACTAAGAATGCCATGTTTTCGCTCCTGTAAATGGAGATTTAAGAATCTTACTGGTTATTTAGTATTTCGGGGGTTTTAACGCTGCACAACATTCCAAATTGTCCCACCAGAAACAAACTGTTCTTCGCCTTGATCAACTTCTTCGTGTCCAGCAAGGAAACTGGGAAGCTGCTCTTCTTCGATCTGTTTCATTTGTTCTTCGTGGAGTTTTGCTCGAACGTCAGTATTGGTAAGATCCGCAAAAAATTGTTGGTTTGTCATCCAAGAGAATAGAACAAGAGTCATAACGAGGTCGTCGTGTGATCCTTCTTCGGATTCATAACTAGTTCCTTTGGCGACAAAGGTCGAAAGTTCTGAAATTGTATCAAAATCTTGAATAATCAATTTTTGACCTTCGATTAGATTCTTCATGAGGGAGCACCCGAGCCTTTTCACGGACTTGGTGGTTCGAATCCCCCTATAAGACTTATTCCCATAACCCCAAGTGATTGAAACTTTACCTTTAATATCGACTGTTGAAAGAATATTTTCGTATTCGTAATCTTCGAAAAGAGAATCGACAATTTGCTGACCGTTATCGTTAATTTCTACAAGGACATATGCTTGATTATAGTAATCGCCAATTCGTTTGATAACTGATGGATATACAAGAGGGCTGATATTGTTATCTTTATAGGTACAAACTTGTCGGTAGGGTAATTCGGTTACATCGATAACACTAAATGCTGAATAGTCGAGACCCTTTCCTCTGGAAGTATCTGCAACTATCACATAGTTTCGGTTTTTCTCTGGAGCCTTGTATATCTTAATTCCATTTTCTGATAAATGAATTGGTGTGACAAAGGCGAGAGACTTTAATGCAGGCGCTGAAAGCAGCGTTCCAGCAGATCCCATGAACTCGCATTCCATTTCCTGTAAGAACTTCTCATCTCCAAGAACTCGACGCTGTTCATCAGCCCATTTCTGATCACGACCAGGAACCTGACGCCAATTAGCCTCAACGAATTTAAATCCGTTTTGATTCTCTGTCGCTTCAGTCCACATTCTATAAAAGTGATTCATACCATTTGGCGTTGAAGAAATTAAAATCTTCGAAGTTGTACCAGAAGAAATCGTAGGATAAACTGATGTGAAAAATTCTTCGGCGATGTTTGTGGGCACGAATGCAAACTCGTCGAGATATAGAAGAGAGATAGAGAAACCACGGATCGCACTTGATGCAGTGGAGTTAGCGAGCACACGGCATCCGTTTTCTAATTCAATGTCGCCTTTGTTCCAAACTTTAACGCCCTGCTGAATCCACATTGGCAATGCTTCATATGCTAGTTTAATACGAGCAAGAATTTCTCTTGATGTACTGGCTTTGTTTGCAAGAATCGCGACTGTTTTGTCTTGATTGAAAAGAATATACCAAAGAATATAACCAACAATGATTGTGGTCTTACCAACCTGACGACCAGCTTTTACGATAACGCGACGATTATTATTAATATCGTTGACAACATCTTTTTGAAATGGATAGAGTTCAATCTGAACAAATCCTTTATCAAGAGTGATGATCTTGACATAGTTTTCAATAAAATATTCTGGGCTCTGTGCGCATTTAACATACTCACGGACTTGTTCTTCCGTGAGATTCATCGCCATGTTAACTCGCTTCAGCTTGGGGTTGCCAAGATAATGCTTTAGTTTAGCCGCTATTTGATTCATTTTTTAATTGTCTCAACAACTCAGCAGTGCTTCCTACAAATACTGCTTTGTCGACATTAATATTAGTTGGTCCTGTCAACTCGTCTTTTGGTCTTAATTCTTGTTGTTGTTTTTGAAGAATCATAAGTTTCTCTGTGACATCAGAGAGATTCTTAATCATATTTGCAGCAACTTCATATGCTCTTGGGTGCTGCGATTCTTTAGCAACTTCTAGTATACCTTCAAGAGCTTCGTTACCCTTTTCAATCAAATTATAATAATTTGAACGCGAGTACTCTGCATCAGGATTTTCACCATTATCTTGATGAATGGTGATTGGCTTATCATCATCTCTCACAGCAGGAATATAATCTGTGTTCAAGATGTTAGATAGATTTTCGTCAACTTTACTCATGTTATATTTGGGAATATCTCTATTTGCTCATCAAAACCAAATGCAGTATTAGCATTTGCAGTAATTGGCGATGGAAGAATACTCAAATTGACCAATTGATTATCGATCACTGAATCAAATGATTGTATCGTAAATGATGAATTTGATATTGCACCAACCAGTTTATTGTTTGTTGTAAATGTGCCAGAAATATCTGTAACATATATTTGATTTGCAACATTATTCCAAGAGGAAACAAACCCACTCGCATTTGCAGAACTCAAATTTCTACCAACATAAACAAGTTCGCCAATTTTGTAATCTCCAAACCCTGAAGTTAAATTGAGAACTTTTGCACCACTTTGCAGAACTTCGCTGTCAAATGTGTTTGCAACAGACTTACGAATCACCTTAACAGAATCATTGATAAATCCATAGAGCCATCCCTGAACTGTAAATGTTAAAGTCCATGTCATTACTCTTGTTTCTTCAGGGGAGCCTGTTGCAGCGATATCGTATGATAATCCTTCTAGCACAATCGGAACATCAACTTTGTCACCTTGAATACCAGTCAGATTCATTGAAATTGTGTGGTCTGGTGCAAAGTATGGTAGAATTTGTTCAATCAGTTGCGTGCCATCTTCGACATTACGAACATATAAAACAAGATCAAATGAAAAGTTGTATGGAGTTGATGTGATTGTTGTTATACTGTTGCCATCTTTTCCAGGAGAAAATTGCGGATTAAAATTAGTAATCTTGCGCAATGGATCATAATTGATTGCAGTCATTTCAAATGACATGCGTGGCAATTGAATTCGCATTGATCGATCCAATCCTGGATCTTGTGTGATGCGGACATAAAACTTTTCTTTGTTAGCATAAGACAATGGAACTGTGATTCGCTCAATCTCAGTTTGACCGTCTTTTGTGTATCTGTATAACTTTAGATCATTGAACATTGTGCCAAAGCCCACAACGATCTTACGAATGATTCTATGGTAGAAATGTCTAGATGACAGCATTATGGCTCACCGAATGGATTTGTTTCGCTGAAGTCTAGAATGTTATCAGCTTCTGTTTCAATTCTAAAGTTATCATCATAATCCGATGCAGCATCATCTTGAATATTTGAACTGGTTAGAGTCCAAATAGCATTGCTGGTATTCCCTTTTATACTCGATCCTGCAGCGAATTCCCCACGAATGTTTCTCAAACGCAGTGTTCTAGAAGGTTTGTCCCAAGAAGAAACATATCCTCTTGCTGTTGAATTTGCAAGTGTTGTTCCTTGATAGACAATCTCATGTTGGGTGAATGTTCCAGTTCCACCAGCAGTTAAAATATAATCAATTGAAACGGCTTGTTTAATTGCTAGATCGTCAATCTCACTCACGCCAGTGGCAATTAATTCACCATTATATTTGAAAGTCTCTAGAGACAATCCATACATGTACGGTGCTTTCTTTCCTGCTTGGAAGAAGTTTTTTTCTTCCTCGACAAGTCGTATTTCTAATAATTTTTGTTGTACTGGCAGATAAACTAGATCGCCTTCTTTTGGTAAGTTTCTTTCGCCTTTGACGTATTTTTCGAATGTTCTTCTGGCAACACAAACCTTTGCGTCTTTTTGAATTTCTAAACCAAACTTCGAAAAGAATTCTGAATTTCCAGTAAAATCATTGAACGTTTCAAGATACATATCAATCTTATATGCTCTTGTAAACGATTTCACAGGATCGTCGCCAAACAATTCATCTAGCGAAGATTGTGAGTCTCGTGGAATGTAATAGATGTCAATTCCATGATTTTTAATAGACTCAATAATCAAATCCTCAACAAGAAACTGTTCGCGCGTCGCGCCTTGATTATTAAAGTAAACACTAGTTGCCATTTTAGCCCACCATCATTCCTGGTGGTTCTTCGTAAACATCGCGAAGTTTTTCTTCAAGCTCTTTGATTTCTGCAACAGCCTCGTCATATATTTGTTGACCGTTAACAATTAATCCGCCTGGAAGAGTATAATTGCCATATTTCTTTAGGTTTGCGCCCCATTGCCGCTTGAATAACTGAGTTGTATATTCCTTTACCCAAGAATCATTAAAGACTTTTTCATAGGTATCCTCATCGACGACTCTATGTGCTTCGAATAGAATATAGTCACCTGCATCTAACTTACCTTCCCAACTTTGCCACAAATAGAGTCTATTTGTCTTTTTGTTATATGAGTAAGGAGTTTCTCCAGTTACGATCATATCTAACATGGAGAGGTGTTCTCGTGCAATCACATAATATGTGTATGACGAAGAAGTTAGATTATAAAAGTCATTTAAACGTAATTGATAGTTAATATCAAAAATGTTAAAACCTGATGTGTTTGTTGAACTTACGGTGTCTCCAGTCATTGGAAATACTCTAGAGACGCCGATGATGTTGTCACATAGTCTGGCATATTTGTTCAAGATATCAGCATTTGTGACTTTATGGGCTAGATAAACCCTTTCTGTACCATCAAAATGATAGTTTTGGAACATCTGAAGCGCATCATCGATACGATCATCAAGCTGATCATCGTCGATATTAATGTCGATTACAGGAAATCCAAGATTGCGGAGGCAGAAATCTTTTAGTTCGGTTTTATTTGTAGGTTTTGCCATTTAGAACCTCTCGTGTAGTTCTATATTTAGTTATTCGATAAGACTACCATCTCGAGAATTGTAAACCCTATTTGGGTCCATATGCGCAAATTGTTCCCAGTTTGGCTCTCCTTGCTCAAGTCTTTTGCCGACAGTTTCTTCACCGATGTGGAAGATTAGATTCTCACCATTTGATCCTTTTAGAGTCGCAGAATACATCTGATGAAAGAAGTTTAGATAAACCATGATCATCCCTTCGTTCACATTGAATTTCCAATACTCTCTAAACGAATATTCGATTACATTTTTACGATATAACGAAAATATGATTGGGAACGTCTTTACGTTTTTGCTATAGTAATAGTTACCAATTTTGACGTCGGTTGGATCAATGGCAGATTCTGTTTCGTGGAAATACCATGGCTGGCGTTGGAGAACGACTGAAGCCATCTTTTCATCTGATTCTAGAACTGTGATTAGGTCGTCAATTCGAATGGGGCTAGTCAATAATACATCGTCCTCTTGATGCAGAATGTAGTCGTAGTCTTGCATTTTGAGCCAATCGAAGAATGCGCTCCAATTTACAGAAAGCCCCAAGTTGGTTTCGTTGAATCTTACATTAAATCCATAAACCTTTGCGATTAAATCGAATATGGCAAGATTTCTATTTCTTGGATAATCGTCTATGATTAGTTTATCGACTGTATGATTCCCATAGTCTAGATTCTTTAAAGACTCTAGAGTTGGCATCAAATATTTGATTCGATTTGTAGAAAATACTACATGTAAGATCTTCATCAGTATTCCGTATTAAAGAAGAACGTTTGGAACAATCGACCATTTTCTAGATTGTTTCCGAAATAATCTAATCT